TGACACGATCCAACAATCTACTTCGGCTCTTATCCGTGTCGCTCCTCTTTTGGCCCCTGTTATGCACCCTGTCCATGTCAAGCTTCATCATTGGTATGTGCCGCATCGTCTTGTCTGGGAGGATTTTGAAGATTTCATCACAGGTGGCCCTGATGGAATGGATGCTACAGATTTCCCTACCATTACTTTTGCTGGCGGTGTGGCTGCCGGTTCTCTTGGTGATTATTTGGGTATTCCGACCGGTGTAAGTGGTATTGAGGTCTCGGCGTTGCCGTTTCGGGCTTATAATTTGATTTGGAATGAATGGTACCGTGATCAGGATTTGCAAACGGAGCAGCCCATATCTCTTGCGAGCGGGGCAGACGCTACAACTAATACTTCGCTTCAGAATGTGGCCTGGGAGAAGGACTATTTTACCTCATCGCGGCCTTGGGAACAAAAAGGCCCGTCTATTACTATTCCTATTGGCACCACTGCCCCTGTTGTTACTACTTCTGATGGGGTTCCTACTTTCCAAGCAGTAGGTGAAGGTGCGCAGACTCGTGCGCTGGAATTTGTCAATGCATCACAGACGGTTAGAGGCTCGAATAATTCGACGGCAACGGGCAATGCGCGATGGATGGAGACTAAATTGCGCGCGGATCTATCCGGCGCATCTGCAGTTACGGTCAATATCCTCCGTGAAGCATTAGCACTCCAACGGTTTGAGGAAGCCCGTGCGCGCTTCGGCTCTCGTTATGTCGAATATCTTCGGTATTTGGGTGTGCGTTCCGCAGATGCCCGTCTCCAGCGATCTGAGTATCTTGGAGGTGGCAAACAGACCATCCAGTTTAGTGAGGTGCTGCAGACCGCAGAAGGTGATGATCCAGTCGGTTCGCTTAAAGGTCACGGCATCGGCGCGATGCGTTCCAATCGTTATCGCCGTTTCGTGGAGGAACATGGATACATTTTGACGTTTCTCTCGGTGAAGCCCAAGACAATGTATGCTCAAGGTCTGGCTCGTCATTGGAATCGGCGCGTCAAGGAAGATTTTTGGCAACGTGAGTTGCAGCATATTGGGCAGCAGGAAGTGTTGAATAAGGAGCTCTATGCAGCGCATGCCTCGCCGGATGCTACTTTTGGATTTCAGGATCGCTACGACGAATACAGACGCACTGAAAGTTCCATTGCTGGTGAGTTCCGTGATACTACGCTCGACTACTGGCACATGGCGCGTATCTTTGCATCTAGTCCGGCGCTCAACGCTGATTTTGTGAAGGCTGTTCCTACGGAGCGTAATTTCGCGTCGCCGTCTACGGATGTCCTGTACATCATGGCGAATCATAATATGCAGGCTCGTCGTCTTGTTGCGTCCTCAGGTACCTCTCACATCTTCTAAGGAGATATTCCTATGTCTGACAGACTCTCTCAGGATGTTCGTGATACGCTCGAAAAAATCGAGCTTCTGTTGAACCAGGGAAAAGGACGTCAACTCGACGCCAATGGTCATGAAGTTCTGGATCCTCGGCCTATGGCCCCTCCTGTTGGTTATGTTCGCCAGCCTTCTATGGTCGAGCATGTTCGTAATCTCGTACGTTCTGAATATTTGCGGTTAGCGGCGGAGAGCTCGGACGCCGACTCGTTTGAGGAAGCGGACGATTTTGATATTGGGGATGATATGGACCCCACGACGCCGTATGAGGCGGTTTTCGATCCGCCCCCTCCACCCCCACCGGCAGATGGCCCGAAGGGCCCAGGGACCCGCCCAGAGGGCGGGGAGCCAGCTCCGGAAACGCTCCCCGAGTCTGGCTCAAAGGCGCCGCCGGCGCCCTCAGGCACAGTGCACCCTACTTGATATGCACTGTGCTAGGTGACACCGATGGCCCGGTCTAATCGTTCTAAACAGGTCGTAACGCGCTCTCTCAATCTCTCTCCTAATCGAGCGCTAACAAACCTGTTGTTACGGCCTCCGGGCCCTACTCCGGCTGTCACCAGGCACTCTAATTTCGTCGAGGATAATTGGACGAATCCGTTCCTCGACGACTTGCGCCAGGTCGAAGACCGGCGCACTTTCCATCCGCTCCGGTCCCTGCGTCCTGTTCGGAGCTTGCTGGGAACTCCCCCTCGGGTCGTATTACGCGACAAGCGTTCTAAGGGTCCCAAAGCCCGAGGGGTTTTTTCTTCGCAGACCAAGGCTATTCTGGCGTTCGAGGAACCGAAGGCTGTCCTCGTTTGTGTGCGGCGCCAGCGCAGGAAGGAGGTTCTCCACGCCCTCAAGAAAGCGGGGCGTGGAGGCGGTAAGCGTAAGCGTAAGCGTTCCTGGCATTCCTCCATTTCATGCAGGTGACCTATGCTTCCCCTCATTGGTGGTCTTCTCTCTGCGGGCGCGTCTTTGTTTGGAGCTTCGAAGGCGGCTGACAATGCCGCCGCTCAGCGCGCCGCTTCAGCTCGGGCGAACGAGCTAAACATCGAATATCAGGACCGCTGGAATCAGATGAATCGCGACGCGGTTAGCGCGTCGAACGCGATCCTTCAGGCAGATAAGGAGCAGGACCGTGCACTACAGCGAGAGTTCGCCCAATCCGGTGTGCAGTGGCGTGTTAAGGATGCCCAAGCGGCTGGTATCCACCCCCTTGCCGCTATCGGTATGCAAGGAGCCAGTTATTCGCCATCGCCGCTTCAGGTGGGGACATTTCAAGGTCAAGCGCCCACTGTCCAGCCAGAGTTTGGACAGGATGACTCTCCTCGATATTTGGCGGCTGCAGGTCAGGATATCGGCCGTGCCATCCAGGCTACCCGTACGGCGATGGACCGTGACGTTGCCTTCGATACTACGTCTAAGGCTTTATCTCTTCAGAAGATGGGCTTGGAAAACGAGCTTTTGGCTTCTCAAATTCAGAGGCTCAAGGTCAACGCTAATCCGTCGTTTCCAAGTACGCGAAAGAGCGTTTCCGTGCAGCTCGGAGGCCGAGATTATGGCATCGGACCGCTTGGATTGAAGAAAGACCCCGGCACTTCGGACATGCAGGATATTTCGGATCGTATTGGTGAGGAGGGCCCCGGAGCTTGGCTCGCCGGGGCTGCGATTTTGTGGCGTGACTTGATGCACACGTACGGCAGCAAGGGCGTCGGTGAGATCCTTGGCGCGGTCGATCGCAATACCAAGGTGTTTGGCAAATAGCCCCGGAAGGGGGTGATTATCATGGCTTTTCGTCGTCGTCGGCGGCGCGTCGTTAGACGCCGCGCTACCCCTCGTCGTCGTCGTAGCAGGCGGCTTCGGCCGCTTCGTATCGGGACACGGTTTTAATGCTGTGTCGTAGCCCTTGGACGGCAGGGCCGCGCGCTTTCCCTTGTGGTCAGTGTATGCCCTGCCGTTTTAATCGGCGGCGTGTTTGGACTCATCGTCTTTTGTTGGAACAGTTGCAGCACGGTGACAGCGCTTTTTGTACACTAACCTACAACGATGACACATTGCCGCCCGATTCGTCGCTGGACCCCAAACATGTTCAGGATTGGCTCAAGCGGTTTCGTCGTTCCATCTATCCGGTGAAAATCCGGTACTATCTTGTTGGAGAATACGGAGATGTTTCGCATCGTCCTCATTACCATGTTGCGCTCTTTGGCTACCCGTCCTGTCGTTACGGCATCAGTCGGTACCGTCGTTTCGGCAGCAGCTGCTGCGATTTCTGTGATCGGGTTCGAGATACCTGGGGATTTGGTCACGTCTATCTCGGGGTTCTTGAGCGACACTCTTGTCAGTATGTTGCCGGTTACGTAACGAAAAAACTGACGAAGGCGGACGATCCCCGGTTAGGGGGTCGTCATCCCGAATTTGCTCGGATGTCGAATCGGCCCGGTTTGGGCCATGATGCTCTCTTCGAGCTTGCCTCCGAATTTCTCTTTAATTGTTATGATGTCTCGCAGGGTGACGTTCCGGTCACGCTGCGTCATGGCGCGTGTGAATTACCGTTAGGTCGGTATCTGCGTCGTAAGCTTCGCTCAATGGTAGGTCGTGATGTTCAAGCCCCGGCGTCGGTTGTCGCGGAGCTCCAAGAGCTCGTGCGCCCGCTGTATGAGGCTGCGGAGGCTGTTACGTCGGCTCCGGGAATGGCCTCGGTGAGAGGCGGTGTCTTTCGTGATTTTCTGGTGGAGAGCTCGCGCCAGAAGGCTGTTCAGTTGGAAGCTCGAGCTCGTATCTTTAAACGGAGGGCTACTCTGTGAAACGCTCGAAATTCTCTCTTTCCCACTACAAGCTTCTCACGTGCGATATGGGTGAGCTGGTCCCTTGTGGGCTGACGGAGGTTTTACCCGGTGACACGATCCAACAATCTACTTCGGCTCTTATCCGTGTCGCTCCTCTTTTGGCCCCTGTTATGCACCCTGTCCATGTCAAGCTTCATCATTGGTATGTGCCGCATCGTCTTGTCTGGGAG